CTTTGATTAGTGCGTAGAACGTAACCTCGCTGACTGGCTGAAAGCCCTTGCGTTTTGCGTAGGCTAGGTATTGGGTGTAAGTAGGCATTTGATTCTCCTGAAAGGTTTGGATTGACAAGGAATGAAACAGCGGCAAGACCTCGCATCTACGCCGCAAACAAAAAAGGGTCACAGTGACCCGATTACTTGAGCGCCTGCAACAGCTTGATAGCCGCTTTGATTTGTTCGTCAAGCGTGTCGCCCTCGAAGTGACCCAAAAAGTCCAGCGCAATGGCCTTGTGAGCCTTGGTGACCTTGACTGGCTCACGCTTGGCGCTCATGCTGGCCTTCTCACGCCGTGTAGTGCCCTCGACCATGTTCATCATGTCACGCACGATAGTCTTGGTTGTCTCGTATTTGGCGTGAGAACTATCGAGAGTAACTCGCCCTGTGTTGTCGTTCACGCTGAACTTGCACCCAGTCTTGCTGCAAGCCCATTCAATACACACAGGGCGTGCAGTCTCAACCGTGTAACCCGCATCACGCAAGTCTGCGATTAACTTAACACGGGAATCTGCAAAGTTGTTAAATGCTGCAAATGCTTTGGCTTTGTTTACGTTCATGATTTTCTCCTAGAGAGTTGAGTTAATAAAAAAGGGTCACAGTGACCCTTTAGTGCTGAGGCGAGATTATCTCGAATCAGTGCCCTTATTATAGCATATTGGGTATTTTGATAATCCAATAATCTGGCTATTCAAACCCCACCATACCCCCACACCCCTCTTTTGACCCATACTGTGCGACTTGGCCATGAACACTGTTTCAGAACCGCACAGCAAATTTCAAGTAAATCGTTTTACAAACTCCCCATAGAAACCCACCCCTATATTAAATAAACACATAATCCAAAAATTTTTTATAAAAATTTAAGAAAATCACGGGACAAAAAAAAAGCCCCCAGCGCTAACCGGGGGCTAAGAAAGGCAACGCCTCTCAAGGAGAAGCAAATGCGCAAACACTGCCGCTTGCACACTCACTCAAACGTAGTGTACATTACGCACAACGAGGCTGCAATGGTCTACGCATATGTTAGAGCACTTAATTGATTTCGAACCAGAAGTGGGGATGCCCACAGATTTCACGCCCATTGAAAAAGCGGACGTGGTGCAAACTGTTGACGCTAAAGCAAGCACAGCAGATTGGTTGAAGAGTTTGGGTGCGGTTGATACAGAAGAAGTGGTCAGCCAAGCGCAAACTGAAGCTGCGCGTAAATCGTTTACGAATCTGGTTACTGCCGCTCCTGCGGAAATCACGCACACAGCGCTCGCTGAGGTCAAGACGCCCAAGGCAGTTCAGCATTTGGTTGGGATGCTCACGGCATACGACTGGGAGTTTGTGCATCAGGCGCAAGCCATCCGGGGGTATTGTGTAGCCCAGTTGGTAGAAGAAACCAAGAACCCCAGCGCCAACGTCCGGCTGAAAGCTTTGGGGTTGCTGGGCAAGGTGACTGAAGTGGCGCTGTTCACGGACAAGATCGAGGTCAAGCAAGCTGAGATGTCTGACGCTGAGATTGAGCAGCGCATTAAGGACAAGTTGAATAAGTTCATGCAGGTTGTGGACGTGGTGGATGTTTCTAGCAAAGAAGAAACCAATGGACTTTGAGAAGTTCACTTCCATCACGGCGCGGGAGATTGAGGCCATTAAGCTGGCCCTCCCAACGCTCTCGACCAAAGAGAAGCTTGAACTGCTTGAGGATCTGGACGTGCGCGAAAAACGCGCAACACTGGCTGCAGCCAAAACGAGTATGCTGGGGTTTGCCTCGGCAGTCTACCCCGGGTTTAAGATCGGGCCGCATCACAGAAAACTTGCGAAAATCTTTACCGACGTGATTGAGGGCAAGAAGAAACGCGTGATTATCAACATCGCGCCTCGGATGGGTAAGTCTGAGTTCAGCTCTTATTTGTTCCCCGCCTATTTTCTAGGCGCTTACCCTGAGAAGAAGATCATCATGGGTACGCACACGGCCAGTCTGTCGGAAGACTTTGGTCGGCGCATCCGAAACTTAATCGACTCGGAGGAGTACCGTGAGATCTTTCCACAAACTTTGGTCGCGGATGACCAGAAAGCTGCCGGTAAGTGGTCTACGAGTGCTGGGGGCCAGTACTATGCTGCTGGTGTTGGCGGGGCTTTGGCTGGCCGTGGGGCTGACTTGTTTGTTATTGACGATCCTCACTCCGAGCAAGATGTAAAGATTAACAGCCACTTGGCGTTCGATACGGCGTGGTCTTGGTTCCAGACCGGCCCACAACAGCGCTTGATGCCGGGCGGGGCGATTATTGTCATCATGACGCGCTGGAGTAAGCTTGACCTAACCGGACGGCTGATCGACTACCAGACCAAGAACCCAGACGCTGACCAGTGGGAGATCGTGGAGCTACCAGCGATCTTGAACGAAGACACGGACAACGAGAAGTCGCTCTGGCCCGAGCAGTGGCCGCTGGAGCAGCTCAAAGCCAAAAAAGCCAACATGGAGCCTCAGTACTGGAACGCCCAGTACATGCAGCAGCCAACATCCAACGCGGCGGCGATCATCAGCCGTAAGCTCTGGCGTATTTGGGAAGAGGACGATCCACCGCCCTGCGACTATATTATTCAGTCTTGGGATACGGCGTTCGAAACAAAGACGCACTCCGACTATTCGGCGTGCACGACTTGGGGCGTCTTCTACAATGAGGAAGAAAAGAACGCGGCGCAGATTATTTTGCTTGACGCGTTTAAAGACCGGATGGGGTTCCCTGAACTAAAGCGCTATGCGCTCAAACACTACAAGGCTTGGGAGCCAGATGCGTTCATCATTGAAAAGAAAGCTGCAGGAGCCCCGCTCTTACAGGAGCTCCGGGCGATGGGCATCCCAGCCCAAGAAACAAACCCCTCCCGAGGAAACGACAAAATCGCTCGAGTCAACGCTATTGCGGATCTATTTGCGTCAGGTATGGTCTGGGCTCCAGATACGCGTTGGGCCAAAGAGGTGATCGAGGAAGTTGCGTCTTTTCCCAACGGAGACAACGACGATTACGTGGATACGACCTCTCAAGCGCTCATGCGCTTTAGGCAAGGCGGCTTTATTCAGTTAGACTCCGACGAGCGCGATGAGCCAGCCATCTTCCGCCGTCGCACAACCGCATACTACTAAGGATTACTATGGCCTCAAGTTTTGATAAACCACTGTATAGCTCACCGGCCACGATGGCTGCGGCACAAACCCAAGCCGAAGAGCCGATCGACGTGCAGCTCGAGAGCGACGAGGACGAAGATCAAGAAGACATCGTTGAAGAACCCGAAGAGTCGCCTGAGTTCGTAGCTAACTTGGCCGACGAGATTGATGAGGGCGTACTGCAGTCTCTGGGCATGGAGCTGTCAAGTGATATTGACAACGACCGCCAGTCACGCAAAGAGTGGGAGAAGACCTACGTCATGGGTTTGAAACTCATGGGCTTGCAGTACGAAGAGCGCACGGAGCCTTGGATGGGCGCGTCCGGCGTGTTCCACCCGATGATTACGGAAGCTGTTGTCAGGTTCCAGTCAGAAACAATTACGGAAATGTTCCCCGCCCAAGGGCCGGTGCGCACAACCATCTGGGGCAAAGAAACGCCTGAGAAGAAGCAAGCTGCGACGAACGTCGAAGAGGACATGAACTACGAGCTGGTTGAGAAGATGCCAGAGTTCCGCCCCGAGATGGAGCGCATGTTGTGGAGCTTGCCCGCTGCTGGCTCGGCGTTCAAGAAGGTGTACAAGGATCCGAGTCTGGGACGCCAAGTGTCGATGTTTATTCCGGCAGAAGACGTGATCCTGCCCTACGGCACGACTGACCAACGCATGGCTCCCCGTGTGACGCACCAGATGCGCATGCACAAAAACGACATTCTGAAGCTGATCGCCACTGGGTTCTACCGCGACGTAGACCTGCCTGACCCGAGCAAACAGACTGACGAGATTCAGAAAGCCAAAGACCAAGAGACTGGGTTCAACGACATCAACGACGACCGCTACACCTTGTATGAGTCGCTCGTGGACTTGGATCTGGACGGCTACAACGATGTGGATGAGAACAACGACGAGACCGGCATCGCGCTGCCCTACGTCGTAACGGTTATTAAAGGCACAGGCACAGTCCTGTCAATTCGTCGTAACTGGAGAGAAAATGACCCGCTCAAGCTCAAGCGCCAACACTTTGTTCACTATCAGTACATACCCGGTTTCGGAGCTTACGGATTCGGTCTATTCCACCTCATCGGGGGTTTTGCAAAATCGGCAACCTCGATCATGCGCCAGCTTGTTGATGCCGGTACACTCTCCAATCTGCCCGGAGGGCTCAAATCTCGTGGGCTCCGGATCAAAGGTGACGACACCCCGATTGCTCCGGGCGAGTTCCGAGACGTAGACATTGGCTCCGGCGCACTGCGCGACAACATTCTGCCGCTGCCCTACAAGGAACCCAGCCAAGTTCTGTACACCTTGCTCAACAATATCGTTGAAGAGGGCCGTCGGTTTGCCGCTACTGCAGACATGCAGGTCAGCGACATGTCGAGCCAAGCCCCCGTGGGCACAACGCTAGCACTCTTGGAGCGCCAACTGAAAGTGATGACGGCTGTTCAAGCCCGTGTGCACTACGCGTTCAAGCAAGAGCTGCAGCTGCTGGCCGAAATCATTCGTGATGACAGCCCTGACGAGTACGATTTTGATCCTGAAAAGGGTAGCCGTAAATCCAAGAAGTCTGACTTCTCGCACGTGGACATCATCCCCGTGTCGGATCCCAACGCAGCTACCATGTCTCAGCGCGTGGTGCAGTATCAAGCCGTCATTCAAATGGCGCAGATGTCTCCCGACATCTACAACTTGCCCGAACTCCACCGCCGAATGCTGGAAGTGTTGGGCATCAAGAACCCCGACAAGTTGGTTCCGCTGCCGGACGAACACAAACCGACCGACCCGATCTCGGAAAATGTGAATGCGCTGAACGGTGTTCCGCTAAAAGCGTTCCAGTTCCAAGACCATCAGTCGCACATCCAGACTCACATGGCTGCGATGCAAGACCCTCAGATTCAGCAGATGGTGGGCCAAAACCCCAAGGCTCCGATGATTATGGCCGCGATGCAGGCCCACATTGCCGAACACGTTGGGTTTGAGTACCGCCGTCAGGTAGAGGCTCAACTGGGTATGGCGTTGCCAGCACAGAACGAACCCCTGCCAGCACAGGCCGAACAAGCCATTGCCGGACTTATGGCCCAAGCCGCGCAACGTGTGCTGCAACAGCACCAGCAAGAAGCCGCTCAGCAGCAAGCCCAACAAGCTCAGCAAGATCCGCTCATCCAGATGCAGCAGCAAGAGCTGCAGATTCGCCAGCAAGAAGTCCAGATCAAGGCCCAAGAGGTGCAGATTAAAGCTTCACAGGCGCAGGCTCAAGCCGCCATCGAGCAGGCCAAACTTCAAAACAGCGCCCAGATGCACGCACAGAAACTGGCGCTGGAGAAGGAAAAGATTGGCGGCAACTTCCAGCTTGGCGCGATGAAAGTGGGTGTGGACGTTCAAAAGGCCAAACACCAAGAGGCAAGCTCTGCACAACAGTTTGGTTTGAAAACAGGCGTAGAGATTGCCAAGCACAAGCAAGAGCAAAGAGCTGCCCAGCGCGGCCAGATGATGGACGTGGCTAAGGAAATGATGAAAGCCCAAGTGCAATCTAAACCCAAAGGTAAAGAATGATTCACGAATTCGCACGCGTATTGCGCGACCAAATACGCAAAGACTTAAACAATTACGCTGACGACTTAGCCAGTGGTCAGTGCCGTACTTTTGACGAGTACCAAAAACTCTGTGGGGTTATTCAGGGTCTTGCCCTTGCAGAGCGTTACATCATAGACCTTGCAGAGAAAGTAGAGAAATCAGATGAGTGATCTTATTTTGCCCCCGGGCATTGTCTTGCCCAAGCAAATCCAACCTGTGGATGCCCCTGCAGAAGATGCGACCCCAGAGGAAAAAGGCACGTTGCTACCCAACGCCGTTGGATACAAACTGCTGTGCGCTGTACCCGATGTCTCGGACAAACTGTCTGGGACTGAACTTGAGCTTTACAAAGCCGAGTCCACGATGCGGGCAGAAGAGCACTCGACGACCGTACTGTTTGTGCTCAAAGTTGGGCCAGATGCGTACAAAGACACCAACAAGTTCCCCACAGGAGCTTGGTGCGAAGCTGGAGATTTTGTGATCGTGCGGGCTTACGCCGGCACGCGTTTCAAGATTTACGGCAAAGAGTTCCGCCTCATCAACGACGATCAAGTCGAAGCTGTGGTGGATGATCCACGCGGAATCACCCGCGCATACTAAGGAGTGGCTATGCCCGAAGAGTTTAAGTTTCCAGACGAGATGGAGGCGGAGAAGAAGTCCGCCGAAGATAACGACGAGCTTGAGATTGAGCTGATTGACGATACCCCACCAGAGGACAGAGGACGCAAGCCCCTTGACCGTGAGGTGAACGACCCGACCGATGATGAGATCGAGAACTACTCGGATAACGTCAAGAAGCGGATTAAAGAACTGACCCATGCGCGTCACGATGAGCGCCGCCGTGCCGACCAGATTGCTCGCGAACGCGAAGAGCTGGAACGTGTTGCACAGCAACTCATCAACGAGAATAAGCAGCTCAAGCAGTACGTTAACAACGGCTCTAAAGAGTACGCCTCTACGCTGAAGACCTCGGCAGAGCAGTCGCTTGAAATGGCACGTCGTAACCTGAAGGCTGCACAAGAGTCTTTCGATACGGACGCCATCATTGCAGCTCAGGAAGCCCTGACAGACGCCAAAATGCGTTTGGCTGCTGCAAATAATTTCAGGCCAGCCTCTTTACAAGTGGATCAAACTCCTGTACAACCACGTACTCAAGCACCCCAACAAGTGCAACCGGACGAAAAATCCCTGCGCTGGCAGGCAAAAAACCAGTGGTTCGGTTCACCGGGGTTCGAAGAAGTTACCAGCTACGCACTAGGGCTGCACCAAAAGCTAGTCAACTCCGGGGTGAACCCGCAATCTGACGAGTACTTCAATGCCATTGATACTCGCATAAAAAATACGTTCCCTGACATGTTCGGTGGAACACCGGCGCGTAATAACGCAGAGCCAACTTCACGCAAAACAGCAAGCGTGGTTGCGCCTGCAACACGTTCGACTGGGAAAAAGAGCATCCAGCTCACTCTTACGCAGCAAGCGCTGGCGAAGAAGTTTGGACTCTCGAACCAGCAATATGCTAAAGAAGTTTTGAAATTGGAGGATTAAAAAATGGCTACTGATACCCGCGTTAATCGTGACCTCGTGTCACGCGAAAAGTCTGCTCGTTATGAATACAAACCTGCAGCACATTTGCCCGATCCAACTCCCATCCCGGGTACGTCGTTCCGCTGGATTATGACGTCGCTTATGGGTAAGGAGGAACCAACTAACGTGTCTCGTAAGATGCGCGAAGGTTGGGAACCGGTGAAAGCAGCTGACCATCCTGAGTTGATGTTGACTGGTGACAAGAACGGCAACGTGGAAATTGGCGGTTTGATGTTGTGCAAAATGCCAACCGAACGCCTCGAAGCGATGATGGACTACTACCACCGTCAAAACAACGCACAGATGGAATCAGTGGACAACAATTTTATGCGTCAGCAAGATCCGCGCATGCCGCTGTTTTCGGACAGAAAGTCTACTTCAACACGTGGCAGCGCATTTGGTTCTGGTTCTAAATAACTTGGAGTTTACAAATGGCTTATCCTATCGTTCCTGCAGCTTACGGTTTAAAACCCGTTAGCTTGACTGGCGGTCGGGTTTTTGCGGGTTCCACTCGCTTGATCCCTATCTCCTACAACTATGGCTATAACCTCTTTAATGGCGACGTCGTCGGCATTAGCGGTGGTTCTTTG